AGAAGCCACTCGCTTTGATTGAACGCATCATCAGCACATTCACCACAAAGGACTCGGTTGTTCTTGATCCTTTTTGTGGATGCGGAACGACTATCCACGCCGCCCAAAGACTTGGGCGTTCATGGATTGGTATGGACATTAGCCCGATGGCTGTGGACTTGATGAGGAAACGCCTCGTTGAACACGAATCACTGAGGCTCAACACTGATTTTGAAATTGAAGGAATCCCTGAGAGCGAAGAGTCTTTGTTGCTAATGAATCCGACCCAATTTGCTGATTGGTGTTGCCACCGACTCGGTGGCATTCCTAACCCAAAGCGTGTGGGTGACATGGGAATTGACGGTTGGGATCGTGAGGGAAATCCAATCCAATCAAAACAGCATAAGAAAGCAATCGGGAGGAACACGGTGGACAATTTTGAAACCGCACTCCGCAGGGAAAAGAAAACAGAAGGAACAATCGTTGCCATTTCCTTTGGGCGTGGGGCAAAGGCAGAAGTCGCTCGTGCTAAACGGGAGGATGGTATCACCATCCATTTGGTTTCGGCTTTTGATTTGCTCAATGAACAAGAGCGCGAGTTTCAAGAATTTGTCGCCAAGCACGACTACGGACTTTTGAGGTGGATTGAATGAGTGGCCGATACAATCAACGACTTGAACGCAAAATCGCCACCGACTTCAACGGTGGAGAGGAATTGCATATTCTCACGCAGGATGCTAAAGGAAAACGCATCCTCAATCTCAGGCTCTATCGTGAAGCACCATCACAGGATGGACACACGGGCTACACAAAGAAGGGGTTCTATCTCTATCGGGATGAAGCCATCCAATTGCGTGATGCTCTCAATGACCTTCTCGCTGATGGGGCTTTTGACACAAACGACACACGGGAAATTCCTGAAACATTGGAGGGCTAAACATGGACATACGGCTGATACCCAAAAGCGAAGAGTGGTTTGACTTCTATCGTGGTCTTGGTGCTGAATTGATGAACGCATTGGATCTCAACGAAGAGGTGTTTCAAAGCCTCGTGTTTGCTTTGTGGGAGGAAACGACCACGAGGGTTGGGCGTGCGCCATTACCTCTCATGGCTGATTGCATTTACATCATCGCTAAATTGACGGGCAACCGCAAAAGCATCAGGGTGATGAAGAACGCCACCGAAGAGGTGTGGGGCAAACGCACAGACATTTTGCCGTTGGATAGGCGAAGGCAAAAACGAAGGTGGGTGTGGGCGAAGAAGGATTTCATTTGTTCTTTGCTTGTGCTTGATGACGAATCATGGAGGGATTTTGTCGCTGAATGGACTGACGGGGAAACCGAAAAGGTTGTTGCTGATTCGTATTGGGAGGAATCCGAATGAACATTGAAATTGGTTCTCGTTGGAGGAACAAATACACCCGTGAGCGATTCTTGGTGACAGACATAGAGGTTGTTCCTTTCAGGGGATATAACATCACCACCGATGTGATCGTCGTGTTAAACACCGACACCGACGAAGATGGGCGTTGGGACATATCGTTCTTCAAACAAGCATTTGACCCCCTTGAAGAAGAGGAATGAACATGGAGTCCATTTCTTTCAGCACAATCGCCGCATCATGCCGTCAGGCATACAATGGTGTCAAAAGACCCACGATTGTGTTGGAGGGTTTGTTCAACCATTCTCCCAAAGACATAGAGGACATCATACGCTTTTGCTACGAGGATAACCGCATTGAACAATCCTTGAGCGATGAGGATTTACGGGAAATTTACCTATGCTTAACAGACGCTTATCCCGAAGAGGTTGAGGACAACCCTGACCTCGTTCAAATCATCACCCACCTTTCTCTCGCTGATGAAACGAGAGTCAGCCTGTCATTTGTGCTGAAACAGATGAGTCAAATGTTCAAGGCTGACAACAACAAAACCCGGTCAGTCATTATGAACGGGCTGTTGAGGCGTGTCAATCAGCGTGATGCCTATTGGCTTCTTATCCGCATGATACGAAGGAGGAATCCTTTCAGGCGGTATCACATTCTCACGGCTCTCGCCAATCACTACAATCTGTTCTATGAACGGCTCAAGCGTGAAGCCAATTTCATCCCGTTGGTGACTTTGGCTCAACGCCTCAAAGAAGGAAACGATCTCATTGGTGTGCCTTCAATCGGAAGCCCGTTGGTTATTCCTTTGCCTGTCAAAGCACCAATCAAGGAACGCTTCGGTGCATACCTTGAGGTGATTCGTGGTGAACGGCTCACTATTCACAAAGAAGGCGACATGATTCTCATGTGCGATGTCAATGGACTGTTCCTTGAGGAAACGATAGAGGGCCAACACGAATTGGGTTCACTCATCAGCGATGGTATTTACCTCATTGAGCGCGTTGTTCAGGATGACTTCCCGCTACGCTTGGTGGATGTCCTTTACCACAAAGAAGGGCATCACGATGAGGACTTTGAAACAAGACGGGATTGGTTGCAGGAACACGCTTCGTTGCCCAATTTCTTCAAGCCAATGTATTGGTGCGAGAACCCTCAACAGATTCAGCACAAAACGCCACCAAATAGCGTGGCTTTCCTTTATGCTCGTGATGGCAAATTGACATACAACAACACCAAAGAGGAAGTGGTGCGTTTTAGCACAAAGAGCAGGGGTGAAATCCTCCGGGTGATTGGAGGTATTTACACTCAAGACCATGTGCGTGGTTTAGTGATGAATCGTTGGCGCGTGTCGGCTCGTGATGGCTTAGACTCGTATTATGAAGTGGGGGAAATTCAAGCCGAGGACATTGAAATGGAGAAGCGGTTGGCGAGGCTAACCGAACCCTCAAAGGCTTTCGTGGGCGAGGTTGCCCAAATGAAAGGGGCGACATTTGTTGAGGTTGAATTGCACCACGCCGACTACGATCATCGTGGGATTTCAATATCAGGGTCTATTGTTGGCATTGTGTCCAATGCGGGATTCAGCGATGTCGTTGCTGTTGAGGACTTGGAGTGGTTGGCGGGTGATGTGGATGGCTGACGATTATTTCAAGCGAAGCAATTGGAATAGGAAAGACGAATACTACACGCCTCCTATTTTGGTTGAAGCCATCCTCCCCCACATTGTTGGGAACCCTAAAGAAACAACGGTTTGGTGTCCTTTTGATACCGATAAAAGTGCGTTTGTTGAAATTTTGCGGGAACGAAATTTCAAAGTCATCCATTCTCACATTTGGGAGGGGAAGGATTTCTTTCAATACGAACCCGAAGAAGAATACGATTACATCATTTCAAACCCTCCTTTCACGAGGAAATTGGATGTTTTCAAGAGGCTTTTTGATTTGGGGAAGCCCTTTGCTATGGTGATGGGGCTTCCCATTTTGAATTATCAAGAGGTTGGGGATTTCTTCACGAAACATCAACAACAAGGGCATCACATTCAATTGCTGATAGTGGACAAAAAGGTGTCCTTTGACGGCAATACCGCCTCTTTCAACAATTCGTTTTTCTGTTGGGATATGCTACAAAGGGACATTGTTTTTCACCATTTAGCCCACAACAATTCAGGGGACGATCACATTGGGAGTCGCATGAAAGTGGATTCCGAAGAGAGAGGAATAGAACCGCTACCCGTGAGGTGGTTATTTGATTGATGAAGAAACAATTACCATGCTGTTGCTCGCAACCAACGCACGCTTCCGCATAGGTGTGCGATTCACCACAAATAACCAAACGGGCTATGAAATCCGACCCGAATGTATTCTTTTTGGGAGGAACACGATACCCGAAGCCGTTCAATTGGTCTTGAAGGAGAACGGTTTGCCCGTTCAAAATCAATTCACTGATGCGGTGCATCTTCAAAAAATGCTGAGAATCACAAAGGCTTGGCGGGACTTTACCAAAGAGCCTGAAGGGTGGCTTCTTGTAGCGCGGTTTAATGGGCGTGTTCCCGAATTGAAATTCCACGAGGATGTTGAACAGGCATTGGATGTGTTTGGGGATGATGATGATGATGCTTTATGACGAAACGCCCACAGAAGAGGCGGTGGATTGGTTTGCCGTCTGTCCGAATTCGGATTCTCAATACGAAGCACCACTCCCAACCGGGCTGTTTGATGTGCTGAGGTTATACACTAACGAATGGGATCGTGCCGTTGTTGGTAAAGCCATCAAGCACACGAAAGGAAACATTCTCTTCGGACTTCATGTTTTGTTGCGAACCTTCCCCAACAACATCGCGCTTGAAATGTGTGCGCGTGAATTCGCCCATCGCATCCCGTTCCGTTTGCTCGCTGACATAATCGCGCTTTCGCATAACGGAACAAGTCGCAAACGCTTGGTGTTTCCCGACAAACGACAGAAGCCTGTGCCTTCTTCGTTGCTCAAGGCATTCGGTTTGCGAGGTTCGGAAAGTGGGTGGTTTGACCGCTTGGCTCAGAACGAGGATTTTGTTCGCTCGGTGGGCTTGAATATCAAAAAAAAGAATTGGGAATTTATCACAATGTATGATAAAGCAACGCTGTTCAAATCGGACACAAAACAAAGCACTGCGAGCCATAGAGGTGCAAATCAGGGGGCTTTGTTTTGACACCGATGCTTTTATACACAAGACCCTATTGGCAGGGGTGCTAACGGAGGAATGACGATGACGCAATTGTGGCTCAAATACCGACCCGATACGATGAGGAACATGGTTGGGCTTGAGGGCTTGAAGAAAGACGCTCAGTCATGGGCTGTGGCAGGTTCTCTCCGCTGTGGTGGTGTCATTTTCAACGGTAAGGCGGGAACGGGTAAAACCACCGCCGCACGAGCCATCGCCAAGGATATGCTTGGTTCGGCTTTTGAAGCCAATTTTCATGTGTTCAACGCCTCCGATGATAGAGGCATCAATTTTGTCCGTGAACGCCTAAAGCCCTTGGCTGAACAGAAGGCTACGGGTGCTAATTTCAAAGTCATCAACCTTGACGAAGCCGATGGTCTAACAAACGATGCTCAGGAGTCCATGCGACAAATCATTGAGATCACGAGCAAACACACTTTATGGATTCTCACCTGCAACCGTGTGAGCCGTATCATCCCTGCACTTCGCTCAAGACTCCCCACATACAATTTTGGTGGGCTTGAAGGCGAGGATGCCGAGTCTTTCTTGGAGAATGTCATTGAAACCGAGAATTTCCCGCAGGATTGGGTATATAGCGTCAAATCCTTGATTGGTAAAACCAACGGTGACTTGCGTGCGTGCCTAAAGACCATGCAAATTTGTGACCCAACAGACCCAAAGGCACTCGCCCTCACAATCGCACAGGATTATAGTGCGGTCATCGCACTCTATGACTCCATCGTTCAGCACGAATGGGAGGATTGTTTCACTCAAATTGACATTATTGACCGTCAGGGCGTTGTGCGTGACGAGGTTATTGATGCAATACACGAAGCGTGCATGGAAAAATACAAAGCGGGCGACATTGGCATCCAAATCGCCCTTCTCCACCTGCTGATTCTCGGTCAGTGGGCGGCAAAATCGGCTGATTGGGTATCAGGCGACATCCTATTCCTCCGATCAATGATTGGGGATTATAACAAGAGGTGTTAAAATTGACAGAAGAAAGAGAAATTGGATATGAATGTATTGAAGAAGCCGCCACCATTTTGGGCGTTGAAAGGGCAGAAGCCCTTGAGTCCTTTGGCTCGTGGATGGGAGAGGTTTTCCCTGATATGTGGGCTGAATGTGGACAAGACGCGCTGAACCTTGAGGATGAGGACTTCAATCACTATGCGGATATGTTCGTTCTCGCTGTGCGACCTTCGGGTGGTTCAAGCGGTGGCGTTGGCGGTGGTCGTGGTGAGGAATGGGTCGGTGCTTTCATCGGCTTTGACCGAAGGACTGACATGATGAAGCGAAAGCGTGACATGGCAATTGACATCGCAACGGCTGATTTGAGTGGTGCTATTCGCAACGGGTTCACCTACAACGGCAACAAGGTCGGGATTGGTCGTGCTTTCACCAAAGACGGCAAATGGCTCATTGAACACTCTCAAGGTGTGTATCAAAGCGATAAGGATGCCGATTCTCAACCATCGTGGGTCATTCCCATCAACGAGAAGGTGAACATCTCCATGCTCAAGCCCGACAACACTCCTACACTCGCCTACATGACGAAGAGTGTTTGGACTTTTCACGGCAACACCAAAGAGAAATTCTTGTCCGAAGGGCCAATCACCGTCAAGGTTGAAGGTCAATGGGAGGCGGCAGATCACGATTGGAAATTGTGGCAACCTGTTCTCATCAAGGGCGAATTTGACGCTGAGGGTTGGAATGGCTCAGGGGCAACGCTGTCCGTGAGCAACCCTGCCTGTGCCTACGGTCTTGATTGGATTCCCGAACAGAATCGTGAAGCGGGTGCATCCCTCTTCAAACCTGAGCAATTCCTCACAACCTGTGGAGAAGCACTCGTCAATCTCGGTGATTTGCTTGACCATCACATGACAAACCGAACCGAGTCCTATGTGGACAGGAACGGTGTGCAACGCTACGATGGTGCTTTGGTTGTCATCGTTGGGGGTGTCATGGACATCAATCACGAAGGTCGTGAGTCCCAATGGGATTCAACGGGTCGTGATTATTACCTCTCCATCTCCAATCAGGTGTTGCGACGAGAAGATCCCAACGCTCGCATTGGCATCGGTGTGAGTGGCATCCACCACGACAAATTCAACGCCATGAATGTGTTGAAGGGTGGCGAGTGGCTACCCTACGCTCGTGGTTCTCGCATTTGGGTCGTTGGTCGCACCGACTCCTATACCAACACCAACGGTGAGGATGTCGTCAAAATCAACGCACATGGCATTTACGCCATTCCCAACAAATCTATTCCCGCACAGAAACCGAGCGAGGACTCCAATGACCTCGGCAATCTCGGTGGATTTGGTGTCGGAGGTGATGAGTGATGTCAGGAACAGGATTTTTGGATGGATTCAAGGAACAGAAGGGCAATTTTGAGCCACCCGTCAAGGGTGCTGAACCAAAGCCTGAGCCGAAGGCTCAAGCAAAGCCCACACCACAACAGCCAAAGCCACAGGCTGAGGCTAAACCACAACAACCCAAGCCGAAGCCACAGGCGGTTGCTCACGAAGCACCCACATTCAAAGCATCGGCTAACATGAACCCGGTCATCGCTCGTATGATTCAATCAGCACGCACTATGGCTGTCCGTCAAGACACCTTCGTGATGTGCGGTATCGCAGGGCATCCCAAAACGGGAAAAACGGGTATGGTGCTTGACAGCCTCACCCCTGATGAAATCGCCAATGGTGCTGAAATTTGGCACATTGACTTTGACCTTGGTGGTGAAACCACGAAGGCGGCACACCACAAGGATAAGGCGGCAAACATTGTTGTTCTCAATCCGTGGGTTTTCAATTATGGAAACAGTCGTGTGCCGTATGATTTCCCTGCAACCTTTCAGCAGACCATTGACATTCTCAAGGCGGCACAAGCACAAATGGAGGAACAGAACAATTTCTTCATGGAACATGGTAAAATGCCCAAGCCATACCTCAAGACTGTCGTGTTTGATGGGGCAGACCATTGGCTTCACATCACTGAAACCTGCATGAAGGTGGATGATCTTGAATTGGGCGTTGATGGTATTGCTGTGGCCGGGAAGAAGGCAACCACACAGATTGGTCGTTTCAATTGGAACATTCGTGCGACCCGATACCAAACCGCTATGGTCGCTCTCCGTGAATTGTGTCGTGGTGGTGTTCATTCGTATGTTATCACTCACATGAAACCCGCCTATGACAACACGGGCAACGAATTGGTGGGTCAGGACTCACCCAAGTGGCTCAAGGACACCGAAGGACACCTTCAACAAGTGGTCTATACCGAAATTGAAGAGGAACGGGATGAGAACGGTGAATTGACGGGCGTTGTGCGTGGTTATGCACGAGTCGTGGCGAACCGCACTTCTCTCCAATCAGGTGGCCGACATTTGCTCTTTGAACGCAACAACGAGGGCGGAACATGGTATGGTTGGGATGGACTCAAGAAAGGTGAATTTGACATCGCAGGAGGTGATGAGTGATGGTTCAAGTCGTCATCAATCGCAACCACTTCAATTCGTTCATGTCGGGCTTCTCGGCTATGGATGATCTTGTTCTCCACGCCAATGAAGAAACCCAACGCATTTACGCATCGGGAACGGCTGACCGAGCCTTCTTCATCAATCGTTGGGCGGGTGCTGATGTTGTTGAAGGAGGAAACATTGTCATGGGTCAAATCGGCACAATCATTTCTCTCGTCAAGGATTTACCACAAACGGAGGAAAACGAAATCCGACTCTCCTGTGACGGTGATACCCTCACCATCATGTCAGGTGGGTCGTTCTTCCGCATTCCAACATTGGCTTCGGCCACTTCGTCAGCGGGCGTTGAACAATTGCTGAACACCCTTGAGGAATCACGGGGTTCTGACTACGCTCGCTTCGGCCAATCGGACTTCGCATACAAATACCAATTTGAATCAAACACGGTTCGTGCATTACAAAAAATCGGTTCGTCAATCAACAGCGGGGCGTTGTTTTGCTTGATTGTGTCGGGCGATGAATTGGTCTATGTGGTTCAGCGTGATGGTATTCGCATTGAACACACGATTGAAGCGATTCAAAGTGACTGTCTTGAAGAAGAAACATCCATTTGGTTTGGTTCTTGGTTGTTGGATGCACTGAAGGCTATGCCGAGTGGTGGTGTCATCCATTTGTCGTGTGGTGCTGACACGCCTCTCCTGCTTCGTCACGAAGCCGTTGAGGGTCAGGAACACGGCACAACCGTCATTGTAGCACCTCGGCAAGAAGCCGAGTGATTACAATGATTGTTGAGCGATACATCACGAATGACGAAGAAGAACGCATCTTCACTCGGTGGCGAAAGCCTGACGGGTCATTGGTTGAGGAACACCATGACTTCGCACCGTATTTCTATGTGCTTGACGATGAACGCCTGATAGAGCGTTTGACTCAAATGTATGATGCTCGTTTCTTCGGTTGGGAATTGACTGAGGACACAGCCACTTCACTCCCAAGCAAAGAATACCCGCATGGTCGCACACTGCGAAAAGTGGTTGCACCGACCTCAAAGGACATACGAGCCATGCGAGAAATCGCAGGTGACACATGGGAGGCTGACATTCACTTCGTTGATCGTTTTTGCATTGACACATACGAGGCAGGTGATATGCCTGATTGGTTTGACAACATCGTTAAGGCGGGTGGCTTTGACATGGAGTGGAATCAAGACAATGAAATCACCATGCTCGGCTACACCACCGATGGTGTGGTTGCTCGCACATGGTCTTGGCATCCGACATATGAGGGTGTTCTCAATCCATATCGTTCCGAGAAGGAAATGCTTGAGGCGTTTGCACAAGCCTTTGAGGAATTGAACCCTGACTTGATTACAACATGGGCAGGAAATCGTGCTGATTGGCCGATGCTATACAAGCGGTTCAAGCATCACGGTCTTTCGTTGGATTGGGCTTCGCCAATTCAATGTGCTTCACCACCAATGACTCACTTGCCGCGCTCAGGTGTCTATCAAGAAGGAACACAGATTATGCTTGGTCGCATGACTCTTGACTTGGCTGACAGGAATCATGGCTTTGAGCGTGTGTGGCGTGATGGAGGAAACGGTCAATTGTCCGACAGGCGACTTGGTGCGGTGGGGGAATTGTTGTTCCCCAACAACCCTGAGTGGTGGAAAGTGGACATGAAGGGCATGAGCCACCACGATATGTGGTTGGAGGATTTTGAGGCGTTCTGTGCGTATCACAGGGGCGACATTTTGCTCACCGATAGGATTGACCGTGAATACCATGTCAGTCGCTTCTTCATGGCTTTACAGCGTGTCTGTGGGGTATCATTCTCATCCGTGTTCACGGTCAGTCGTTTCGCACGAGGACTCCTACGCAGGAGAGCAACATGGGCATCGCCAACCGGGACATATCACAAAGGAACGGATGGTGCATTGTCGGGTGGCTTTGTGGCTGAACCGAAAGTGGGTCGTTTCACCAATGTAGGTGTCTTTGACTTCCGGGCTATGTATGCTGAAATCCAACGAGGAAACAACATCAGTCCCGAAACAATTCGCTACGAGGTTGGTGACGAAACACGGACATTGGGCAACGGTTCAATTTGGTATCAAGGTAAAATGGGTGTTCTTCCCCAATTGCAGATTGATCTCGCTGAGGCGAGGAATGACGCAAAAGCCCAAATGAAAAAATACGAACCCACTTCACAGGAATATGCGGGTTTCAACACACTCCAATTGGCATTCAAGCGCGCGGCAGCGTCAGTCTATGGCCTGATGGGACACACAGGACACGGTGAGAGCCACCTTGAAGTCGCATCAGCCATTACCTATGTTGGTCGCTCGTTGGTCGGGCGACTTATGGAAATATGTGATGACATGGGTTATCCTGCCCTCGCAGGTCACACCGACAGTGCCTACATTTCAATCGGTGACGCTAACGGCGAGGAAATTGCCGAGCGTTTAACACAAATCATACAGAAGGAATTTGATAGCGACAGGTTTGTTGTTGAATTTGAGAAATTTATGAAAGCATGGATTGCCGCAAAGAAGAACCGCAATTTTGGTTGGGTCGTTTGGCCGAAAGAATCACTCCATGTGACAGGATTTGAATACAAAAAGAGCAACGCATCACGAA